TACCTCCTCGCGGGCCCGGGCCGGACAGCAGCAGCCGTCCGGCCCGGGGAGCCGTCAGAACGTCGGGGTGATCAGGCCGGTGCCGGAGATGACCGAGATGGCCTTCGGGTAGCGCGAGGAGTGCAGAGCCGCGTAGTTGTAGAACCGCAGCAGCACGGACAGCTGGTCGGCCTTCGTCTCGCGGAACGCCTCGGCCTGCGGGGTGCCCTCGAAGAAGATGACGTCCGTCGACCGCAGGATGATGATGCGGTCCTCGTTGGTGCCGGCGCCGAGGTTCACCGGGATGTTCGGATCGACGTACACAGGCAGGCCCTGCAGCGTGCCGACGAAGCCCTCCGACGCCACAGCGCCCATGGCGGCGAGGACGTTCTGCGGCATGTTCGCCACCGGGGTGACGAGCGGCCGGCCAGCGGTGTCGACGGCCGCGGTGAACCAGGCCCACCGGCGGGGCGCCATGAAGATCTTGTCTCCGGGCAGGAACCGCCCGGTGTGGATCTGCTGGATCGCGTCAGCGACCTTCGGGTACAGCTCGGCCGTGGTCGGCGTCGCGTCGGTGTAGGTCACCGCGTTGAGGCCGGACACGTTGAGCAGGCCGACCTTGTTGGTCGCGTTGTTGTTGATGACGAAGGTGTCGGCCTTCACCGCGTAGTCCGCGGCCAGGTCCGCCAGCAGGATCTGGTCCATGTTGATCGGCGACTGGTCCAGCAGCTGCTGGGCGACGACCTGCTGACCGGCGATCGTGGTCACGTTCGCGGTCACCGAGTTGGTGGTCGCGTCGGTGTTCTGCACCGCCGTGTTCTGCGTGGTCTGCTCTGCCACCGCGGTACCGGTCGCGACGCGCGGCAGGCTGATCGCGTCGGTGCCGGAGGGCAGTCCCATCGGGCGGACCTGGTCGGCGACCACGCGGCCGCCGCGGGCCAGCGCGATGTAGTCGTTGATCATCCACAGCGGCGGGACGAACTCGCCGCCGGCGCCGTCCGTCGTGGTCAGGGCGCGGGCCTCCATGCCCGCCAGGGCCTGCTCGGCGCCGCGGGCGATCCGCTCCACGTGGTCCTGGACCTCGCGGTCGTTGCGGGACAGCCGCTCGATGGACGACGTGTCGCCCTTCATCTGGGCGCGGAACAGGTCGCGGAAGTACGACGTCTGCCCGCCCTTGCGGTAGGTCTCCGGTTCCGAGACGACGGTCACCCGCTCGCGGCGCTCGCCGGTCTGGCGGTGCTCGGCGAGGATCTGGGCCGCGCGCTGCTCGCGCTGCTCGTCCTTCTCCAGGTCGGCGATCTTCTCGCGGAACGCCTCGATCTCGGTGTCGGTCGACTTGAGCGCGTCGCGCTTCTCGCCGAACGTCTTGGCCTCGTCGTCGGACAGGTCGCGCTTCTCAGCCTTGGGCGCCGCGAGGATCTGGTCCATCTCGGTCTTCAGCGCGGCCCGGGCTTCGAGCGCGGCTGTCATCTGCTTGCGCAGGTAGGCGAGCATGGCTCGCTCCCTTCATAGGGTTGTGGTGGGGTCGCGCCCGCGGAACCGTCCGGGTGGTGATCCAGGTGGTGGCGTCCTGCGGGCATGCCGCAGGACGCTCCGGCGTGGACTCCGGCGCGTCAGGTGGTGCAGGCGGAAAACGGCTCAGGCCAGCAGGTCGGCCTCAGCCAGGTACAGGGACAGCGGGTGCCGGGCCGCCACGGGGGCAGGCTCCAGGCGCCGCTGCAGGCGCTCGTACAGCGCCCGGGCGTCCGCCTCGTCGAGGCGGTCGAAGTCGGCGGAACGGAACGCCCCGACCGACGTTGCAGGGTTCGCACCGAAGTTGACGACCGATACGTCGCCGCGGTGCAGGTCGACCTCGAGGATGTCGCGCTGGTCGTAGTCCGGGGACCACTGCTGTCGGGTCACCCGGAACGCGAAGGACATCTCGTCGACGCTGCCCTCCTCGAGGGCGGCCAGCATGTCGCCGACGTCGGAGCGCTTCGTCGAGACGTCGGCCTCCATGTGCAGGCCCGTGGTGTCTTCCGACAGGCGCAGGCTCCCGGCCTTCGTGTACGCCATCGCCAGGCCGCCGTGGTTGAGCAGCAGCTGCACCTGCGGGTTCTCCGCCAGGGTCTTGGCGAACGCGCCCGTGCGCACGACCTCGGAGTACGGGCCCAGCCAGTCCCACATCTCGAACGGCGACTCGGTGACGGAGGCGTAGCCCTCCACCGTCGAGATGCCGGACGCGCCCTTCTTGGCGCGGACTTCGAGCTGCACGGGGAACGCGCGCCGCTCGGTACCGGACGTCTTCGCCCGGTCGCTCTTGACGCTCACGGCGCCCTCCCTTTCACTGTCCGGTCTCTTCCGGCTTCGCGGTGGCCAGGGGCAGCGGCACGTCGCCCCCGGGGAGCGGAGCCTTGTCCTCGATGTCGCGCGCCTCGTTGGGCACCATGAACTGGTTGCGCAGCGCGATGGCGTGCGCGCGGTAGCGGGTCAGCAGGTCGGTACGGGCCAGCGCCGAACGGTTGATCTTCACGTACTGGCCGGGCGGCAGCATCGCCGTCCACATGTGCTCGGTGCGCACCAGCCACCGGTCGAGTGCGTAGGTCAGCAGGTCGAGGCTGCGCTGCTCGACGTTGGCGTAGGTCATGGATCCGCCGGTCTCATAGCCGAGGATCTCCGGCATGCCTGGCCCGTAGATCCGCGCGCACTCGGCTGCCGTGTACTTCTGCGTCTCCAGGAACTGCGACTCATCCGGGGCCACAGAGACCGCCTGGAACTTCCAGCCCTGCCCCAGCACGAGCGGCTCCCGCGAGCCGCGCAGCGCGGCCATGAACCGCTGCTTCGCCACGGCCGCCTGCTTCGGGTCCAGGGCCTGCTCGTTGGTCAGCAGCCCCGACGGGGTGCCGCCCTCCTCGAAGAACTGCTGACCGAACTTCGCGGCCGCCAGGCCCTGGCCGATCGTCGACGCGTGGTGTGCCACCGGCGACAGACCCAGCAGCCGGCCGGGAATCGTGTACGCCCGCTGATGCCACATGTCCGCGGCCGCCTCGGCGTCAAGCGTCTCCCCAGACACCCGCCACCGGGCCACCCCGCTGGCCGGGTCCCGCCAGCCCTGCACCTCGTCAGGGTGATAGAGGACGACCTGCGTAGGGTTCGCCATCCGGTCACGGTCGGCGACCTTGCCGTAGGTGTTACCGCGCAGCAGCACCGACATCATGTACTGGTACGTCCAGTCGCCCAGCCCGTAGCCGTCGCCCGCCGGGTCCTCCAGCAGCCGGGGCTTGGGCAGTTCCTTGCGGGCCGCTCCCGTGCCCTCGTACACGTCGACGGGCAGCGTGGCCACGAGGGACGCCACCAGGTCCGTGGCCGCCCACACGGCGACCTTCTGCAGACTCGCCTCGGCGTGCGACAGATTGATGCTCGCGAACGTCGAGCCCAGCATGGACGGCCGGGGGATCGGCGGCTCGGCGAACAGCGACCGCCTCTCGCGCCGGCTGAAGAACAGACTCACCTCGACCTCCAGTCCGCGGCCAGACAGAACACGCCGGCCACTGCCAGCCCCGCAGGTACGTAGATGAGCCATGCCGCCGCCGACAGCAGCAGCGCACCAGCCGCACCGGGCAGATGCCGCAGCGACCAACCGGCCGCCGTCGCCAAGGCGCTTACGACCTTCGCCCTGGTCATACGGGCCCCTCTCACAGGATGTTGTCCATCGGGTCCACTGCGTCCTCGACGTCCGCGCCGAGCCCCCACTTGGCGAGAGTCCCGGCGACCAGCGGACTGATATCGACGTTCACGCCGCGTCGGGCCCACGCCCACGCGTCCCCGAGCGGCCGCTTCTGCGCGCCCGCCAGCGCGGTCGCGAGCGGCGCCTGGTCGAGGTGGCTGAGGGTCTGCTCGGTGACCGCGTCGTAGAACTGGCCGCACGCGTTGGCCACGTCGCGGGCCTTCGGCTGGACCACCTCGACGCCGAGTCCGTTCTCCTCGTCCTCAAGGTCGGGGATCAGGGAACCGGCCGGGCCGCCCGGATCGACCACCCAGCACCGCGGCTTCCACTTCCGGTGCAGCTCCTTGACCCGCTCCAGGATCCAGCCGGTGCCCGGCCGGTGGTCGACCACCTCGATGTGCACGCCGCCCCGCCAGCGCCCCGCCACGGCGATCGCCGCGTGCGACCGCTCCGGGGTCATGTCGATCGCGAAGACCACCTGACCCTCAGCAGTGGACTCGGCAGCCGCCAGCGCCCGCCACACGTCCTCGCCGATGACCTGCCACGTGTCCGCCGTGTCCGACGGGTACACGCCCACCCCCAGGCGCTCGCGGGAGAACAGCGTGTCGCCGAGCGTCAGCCGTTCGTTCGCCGACTTCTCCAGCGTCAGCCGGTACCCGATCGCCGGGTTCGACTTCAGGATCGACTCGGCGGCCGCCACGTCGTCGTGCTCCGTGCAAGCCTGCCCGCACTCGTCGCGGTGCTCGTTGATCGACCACTCGAAGTAGGCGAGCGTCGGATCGGGCACGCCCGTCTCGACGGCCGCCAGGGCCCGGCGCCGCAACCGTCCCAACTGCACGGACTGGTGGCCGATGCCCGCGCTCCCCAAGTACCAGGTCTGAGGGTTGGCGACCGCCGCCAGCGTCGGCGCGAGCGCCGCCATGGCGTCATCGCCCAGGATCATGTCCTCGTCGAGGACCACGCAGTCCGCGGTGAAGCCACGGCCGGAGCCGCCGGAGCGCGCGATGAACCGCAGCTCCTGCCCGGAGTGCAGCTCGATCGCCTCGTCACCCACCGTCTTCCGGTAGATCTTCACGCGTTTGTGCAGGTCAGGGCATGCGCGGATCAGGTTCTCGACCCGCTTGTACGCGTTCTTCGCCGTCTTGAACTCGTGAGCGCTGTGCAGGATCAGCCGCTCGCCGCCGATGAACAGCCCCCACAACTCGCGGGCCTCGATGATCCCGCCCTTGCCGTTCTGTCTCGGGACGTTGACGCACACCTCGGGCGCCGCCCAGTTGCCGTCGGCGCGCTCGCCCATGCCTTGATCGAGGACGTGCTGCTGCCACGGGTCGAGCTTCAGCCCGGCGCGGGCCGCCAGGTCGACGGCCTCCTGCCCCGCGCTCGACAGCGCCGTGCCGGGCACGGTGAAGACCCGGGGGCGCTGGTGGCCGTACACGGGGCCGTCAGCCATCGGCGACCCGCTCTTGTGCAGCGGCTCGGCGCTTCTTTCGCTGCTCAGCAATGTCATCGACGGTGTCCCCCTTCTCTCCCACGGGGGCCAGCCGCCGAAGGTCGGCCATGATCGAACGGAGCTCGCGGGCGGCAACTGCCTTGGCCGTGGGTGCGTCCGTACCCGCCATGGCCATCGCGAGGTCGAGGGCGACGGCCGCCATGCCG